GCTTGACGGAGCAGGTACATACTCAACTGTGAGCAGAGCTTCACCGGCAGTGAAAGCAGCAGTGTCATACGACGCTGCAATCTTAACACCACCAGACGTAGCAACAATCGTATTGATATCAGCACCATCACAAGCAATCGTGTCGCCAAGGGCGTCGATTGAAGTAACAGCAATTGCTGCATCAATACCATCGTCGTCAACAGCCGTGCCTGCACTGTTGTACGTACCGATGTCAAGTACTGCGCTACTGCCTGCAAAAGCTTCTACTACCTCAAGGGTTGCGCCGAGAATCAGCGAACCGTTCGGGATAACAGGAGCCTGTACAATGGCATCACTCGTAGCCGATACTGCGTCAGCGAGGTCCTCACCCCGGAAACGGTAGTACAGCTTCATTTTGCCGCCAGCCGCGTCGTGAGTCTGGACATAGGAGCCAGTAAATACTGACCCACGAGGACCAAAACCAACCGCCAAGCCATCTTTGTTGGACCATACGCTATTCCTAGACATGATAATCCTCCTTTATACTTGGTCGGTGTCGGTAAGGACACAAACGAGGTTTTCGGGACGATACACCTTCAGACCATAGCGGGCCGTGGTAACGTACTCTTCACGCTGACGGTGCATATTGTAGCCAGCGTCAACCTTCGGCATCTGCCTCATTGCGCCCATGAAGGGAAGCAAATCGGGAGCAGCCGCAGACATGAAGATGTTTGCTTTACCAGCAGCCGTAGTGACTGAGGAGATCGTTTCGTTAGCCGTCGGCAGGTAGTTCGATACGTAGAAGTCGAAACCGAAGATGTTACGCACGAAGCGCATATCCGATCCGATACCACTTTCGATGATACCTTCCCAACGGGGGTTGTTGCTCACGTTGACAATGTTCGTCAGCGTGTTCAGCTCGTACTCAACCGAAGGATCGACGATAGCAACGAGGTTGGACCCCGGTACATTAGCCTTCTTCAGAGCGTACAGTGCCTTAGCCGCATCAGCAACAGCAAACGTCTCGTTCGTTCCCGTACCTACGAAGCGATGTTCTGCGCCGTTGATAGAGTTCGTGTTCGAGGCGGTCTGTCCACCAGATGCGCCGCCAGCTGCCAGAGCAAGGATGTCCGTTTCAAGCTGTTCGCCAAGGGCGCGGGCCTGAGAGGGTACAAACTTAGCTTCGAGCTGAGCTGCATAATAGGCGTCCTGCCTATTCTTTTCAGTGATATAGTGAGCTGCCGACTTGTATTCGGTGATCGCAAAGGTGAACTCACCCGTGTCCAGTGCGTCAAATACGATATCCGTATCTTCCGTGTAGTCACGAATCGTGGACTCACCGATGGAGGGGATCGTAAACTGATCGCCATCGGGGAATTCACTGAGCCAGTTTACCCAGCCTTGTGCATTAAATTCGTCTTCGAGGACTTCCTTAAGCTGGGAACTCCAGATCTCCGAACGAGTCAGAAGGGCACTATTAGTGGTTGTCATAGCCATTTTTTACCTTCCTTATCGTTTAGATTTAAGTGGATTATTGATTGAAGCGTTCGCCAAGTGCCATAGCATCTTTGCTATACTGGGCTTGAATCTTCGGGTCTAGCCAGTACTTCCGTGGACCAAGCTCAGCCTTGAGCTTATCATAGTACACTTTAGTGTGGTGACCGTCGATTACTTCCTGTCTAGCTGTTCCATCCATGGACGCAGTATTAGCTGCTCCGTGAATGCCAGAGACACCCGGAGAACCGGGTTGTGCTTCTTGACCTATCAGTTTCAGAAATGCACTGGGGCTATCTTCGCTCAGAGTTTGAAGGCTCTCAACACTCATGTTAAGCTCCTTCGCTCGCTCCGCTACATAGGCTTTGGCTGCTTCAACATCGCCTCCGACCTTATCTAGTACAGCTTTGTTAGCTCGTGCTCGGTTTTCGGCGCGGGTCTGCTCCTCTAACCGTCCCTCCATGATGTCCTGCACAGTTTTCCTCAAGTCTTCCTCGGAGATGGGTTGGTTACCTTCCGATTCAGCCTTAGCGTTGGCTTTCTTGATAGTCTCCATCAGATCAGAGACCGTCGTCTCCTTCACCTTTTTCGATTCAAGCTCGGCCATCTGTTCCCTAATCATCTTCATCTCGTTTTCAAGCTGAGAGATGTGTTTATCCGCTTCGAGTTTGCCTCTTGCTAGCTCTTCTGCGGTAGAGAATTTCTTGCCTTCACCAACTAATTGCGACAGCGGATTGTCTTGGCTGTCATCCCCCTCGGTCGGGGTAAATACATCGTCAGACATGGTCTAGTCCTTTTC